TGATACAAACACAAGGAACATTTGGAACCAATAATTTTACAATTACAGCAAATGCAGGTGGTAGTACAAGTGTAAGTAGTGATGCAAATCACTTTGGAATGGGTGGATTAACAAGTGGAGGCCCTACTGCATATTCTGTAAGGGTGATTGCTTCACATTCATTTAGTGATAATTATGATGATGAAACACCAGATAAAAATTCAACATTCCATACATCATCTTTTATAGATTATACTCAAAGTTCTTTTGGTACATCGAATGGATTGACATTGGCTAAAATAGTAACATCACAACCTGCAGTTATTCCATCTGCATTCCAAGATGGTGATTTCAATAGTGTTGCAGGACCAATTAGTGGTAGATTCTATACAGGTAATGCAACATCTGCCACAAGTATCTCAGCAAGTGGATACTATAAAACAGATGATATTGTTGTTGGATTGAAAACTGGTTCAATGAGTGATTTTCAATTCAAAGATGGTACTGATGGTAATACAAGATTTTATTTATATACTGGTGATTTACCTACAGATATTACAAATTCACAACCTACCGCAGTTGTAACGAGTTCATTAAATAGAACAAGTTTCTCAGCAACATCAAGAAGTTTGAGTGGTGCTCCCTATATATTAACTACAAGTTATGGATATAGTTTTGTATCTGAGGTAACTAAATCATTTGACCCTGCTTATGGATTTGGTTCATCAGTAATAGTTAATTCAAATTCTACAGACCAATGGGATAACATCGGTTCCACATCAATAAGTAATACAACCACGACCGTTACTAATAGTGGTGTATCATCGACAGGTGCAACTAATTATGTGATATCAAGTGATTATGTTACAAAAAGAACTTCAAGTTCTATTCCACATATAACAGATATTGCAGTTGCGAGTTCTTCATTCACTTTCTCACTTGATAGTAATAGTGATAATGTTGTTCAAAATAGAAGTTCTCAAGAAGATAAAAATTATAATTTGAAATTTAGAGCGACAGGTAGAAATTGGAAAAACACAAGTGTAACTGATACAACACCAAATGAAAAATACTATGATGCGACTCGATTCGGACAACCATCATCAAGTGGTAGTATGGCCATTTATAGTAGAGCACAAGGATACGACCCTACTTCAGTAAATAGTACAACAGAGGGTTTCGATGGAGAAGATTTTAGAATAGTATTGGCAGATAATGTAACATCATTCAATGGAGCATATTTTACAACCGATTCTTTTAAAACAAATGATAATGGTGATGCAGTTATTGGTCAATTTGATTTACAAGTAAAACCTGGTTTCTTAGTGAATCCTACAGGTAGTTTTGGGTATTGGTTTACGGGTGATAGTTTGGCAGCTAGTTCGACAGGATACAGATTTTACATAAGAAGATTTCAAAAAACAAGTGGAAACAAAACAAGTATGACCATAAACTTAAATAATAAAACATTGGTTAATTGGAATTCATCCACAGATGGAATCGCATGTGCTTTAATATTCAAGAGTGGTACAAGTTCTGGTGGGAATACAAGTATATCTACTGCGAGATTATTTGACCCAAGTGCAACTACAAGTAACTTGATTGAAAGTGGAGTATCTGCGGATAACTTTAAGAATCCATTTTCAAGTGATATAGATTTATATGGAAATACTGGTGGTAGTATTTCAAGTAACACATACACAATTCCGATTAGAAATGCGGATGGTATGTTTTTAGATGATACAGATGATGAACTTTATGTGGTGGTTAGGTATAAGAATGACCCAACACCAATACAATCAATAACATTGGGGTATAGTTAATGGCTATTAATCAAGAGAAAAAATCAAACCGATTACTCGGTGGTAGAAGATTTACAAGTGCTGATTTAAATACTTCACAAGAGGCATTTACAGAAGTATTAGATTTAAGAGCATCGGAAATTTTCACACAAGGTCATTTAGTACCAAATAGTAGTTTACCATTTAGTGGTAGTTCACAAAGTGGTAATTTCTTTAAGGTTCGTGGTGGAAACATCATGAGGTATTATTTCAGATGGAGACTTACCAAATCAAATGTTGATGAGGATGTATGGTTCTTTATAAATCCTACTGGTAGTGATAGTGGTGTAACACCTCAGTTGATACAAGATGGTCAACAAACTAATTTTATATCACCAAAGTATTCAGTAAGTTCACTTGCAAACGCAAATACAGAAGATTCAACACCTGGTTATGGTGTTAAAGTATTTGCATCTACATCAACAAATAGTGGTTCACTTGGTGATAGTGATATTGTATCAAGTAATGATTATCAGTTTGATTATAAAACTGGTGTTTTACAATTTGAAACGGCTAGAAGTTCAAATGAAATAGTTTATATGAGTGCCTACCAATATGTGGGTACAACACTTGCAACAGGTTTAGAAGTAGATGGAAACATAACTGCAAAACAATTTATAGTAAGTTCAAGTGTAACTTTTATGACATCATCATTCTCAAGTGGTTCGACCGTTTTTGGAGATTCGATAGATGATACTCATCAGTTTACAGGTAGTTTAAGTATTAGTGGTTCTATACTACCAACATCTGATGATTTAATAGATTTGGGAAGTTCAACATTCCAATTTAAAGACTTGCATTTAGATGGTACTGCAAACATTGATGAACTAAGTATTACCGATGGTTTTACTTACAATGGAGTAACATTTAATACAAGTGGAAGTGGAGCGGCAACGAGTTTAAGTGTTACTGGTTCACAATTTGATTTTAAAGCAAACAATCCTGATAACCTATTCACTTTGTTCAATTCAAGTGATGAGGTATCAGTACAAGTAGATGATAAAGTTATCGTGGTTGGGGAATCGGCAACAACACCAACGGCCGTAGCAGGTGGTATGTTCTATAGTAGTTCGGCCTGGTTTTTGGGGTATGAAAACTCACCAAGTTAATATTTATCATTAGGAAAAATACATAATAGGAGAATAAAATGGCTCAATGGAGAAAAGTAATAGTAAGTGGTTCGGCAGCGGAACTATCTTCCTTGACTTTAGATACTGCGTTACCAGTAGCACAAGGTGGTATTGGTGCAACATCGTTAACCGATAAGGCAGTTCTGATATCACAAGATAGTGGAACTGATGCAGTTGGAGCCGTGGCACTTACATCAAACGGACAAATCATCATCGGTGGTTCAGATGGCCCAGCAGCTGCAACAATAACTGGTACATCTAACGAAGTAGAAATCACTAATGGTGCGAATAGTATTCAAATAGGTTTACCAAATGATGTAACAATAGGTGGTGATTTAACCATAAGTGGTGGTGATATAGATTTAACAGGTGCCGCAACTGATATTGATTTGGTGGATAATAACGCATCTGCACTATCATTCGATGCGAGTGGTAAAGCAGGTATCTTAGAAATCGTAACTACAGATGGTTCTGAGGTAGTAAACATGAGTGGTGGATTGAATGTGGTTGGGGCAGTTTCTGCTTCATCAATCACAATCGATGGAGCACTACCAGTATCAGAGGGTGGTTCAGGAGTAACTTCACTTACAGATAAAGCCGTATTGATATCACAAGATAGTGGTACTGATGCAATTGGTTCACTGGCATTGACTGGAAATGGTGAGATAATTGTTGGTGGAACAAATGGACCGGCAGTAGAGGCCGCCGCAGATGTTGCTGGTACAGGTTTAGATGCATCAGTTGGTGATGGAACATTAGCAATCAATGTAGCCGCCGCACAAACAAGTATAACTTCTATCATAAACTCATCTTTGGGTAAGATTGGAACTGCCGCTGACCAAGAGTATATTACTTTTGGAAGTTCTAATGAAGTTAATACACATATTAATAATACAGAAAGATTAAGTGTAACCGCCGCAGGTGTGGATGTTACAGGTGCATTGACCGTTTCATCAAATGTGACCGTCGAGGGTAACTTAGATGTAAATGGAACATTAACTTCGGTTGATTCAAATAATTTACAAATTAAAGACCAATTTATATTGGCCGCTAGTGGTTCTAATAACCATGATGGTGGTATAATTGTAAATACAACCGCCGCAGGAAGTGGTAGTGCATTTGCATGGGATAACTCGGCAGTTCGTTGGGGATTATCAGGTGCTGATGAAACTGCCAAGAACGCAACTACTTATACACCAAGACAATATGTTGTATCAGTTAGTGGTTCAGGTACTTCACCAAGTGGAAACCCAAGTGATTTTGGGGCAAGTACGGCAACGAGAGTTGGTATGATGCATGTTAATACTTCTAATGGAGAGATTTGGATATATTCATAAACTAAAGTGAGGTTATAAAGTGATTAAAGCAGGTAAAGTAAAAACATTAGTTGATGAAGTTGCTAAATTTAATAAAGGTGAAATAGAGTTCTTATTTGAAATACTTAAGAACACACAAATACCTGGTTCAAACTTAGGTGTTGCGATGTCAGTAATGACAAAATTAAAATCACAACATCAACTTTTGAACAAATTAGAGGCTGAAAAGATGGCAAAGGTTAATATTAATATTAGAAATGAATCCATCAAGAAGGCAAAAAAAGAAATAGAAGAGAGTCAAAAACTCAAAGAAGATGAGAATGGAGAACTCTGGATTGAGGAATAACTTTATTGGCCTTGATGTGGCAATCAAGGAAGTGGGCCGAAAGGTAACCAACCATAAGGAGATAAAATAGATGCCAAGTTGGAAAAAAGTCATAGTTAGTGGCAGTGATGCCTCGTTAAATAGTATCACACATACAGGTGACTTCACTATAGATGTTGGTGGAGATATTATATTAGATGCTGATGGTACTGATATTATACTAAAAGATGATGGTACTGCATTTGGTAGATTCAAAAGAGATTCCTCAGATTTCATTATCAAATCTGAAACCAATAATAAAGATATAGTATTTAGAGGACAAGATGGTGGTGGAACCATAACTGCACTTACTTTGGATATGTCCGAGGCAGGAGATGCATTATTTAATAATGATATAAGTGGTTCTACAATTAGAGCAAGTGGTGATATTATTGCCTTCAATTCATCTGATGAAAGATTAAAAGATAATGTAACTTATATACATAAACCAATAGATAAAATAAATCAGATTGGTGGTTACGAGTTCGATTGGAATGACAAACAACAAGTTTATAGTGGTCATGATGTTGGAGTTCTTGCTCAAGAAATAGAAAAAGTTATACCCGAAGCAGTAAAAAATAGAGGAAGTGGATACAAAGGTGTTCAGTATGATAAAATTATACCATTACTGATTGAGGGAATCAAAGAATTAACAAAGAAAACAAAAAAATTAGAAAAAGAAGTTAAGAGATTAAAAATAAATTATAAACATAAAAAGTAACTTTTCGTACTTTAGTTTTATATTTATATATAGTTTTAACCAATATAGGAGTTATAAAAATGGCTAAAAAAGAATCAGAAAAAGCACAGACGATTAAATTCACAGAGGATGAGATTAAATCATTACAAGATTTATCCAATACTTATAGTGCGGTTCAGACAGAGTTAGGTGCAATTGAAGTTAGAAAAATACAATTGAATCAACAATTAGATGCTCTTGATAGAAGAAAAGTTGAAATAGAAACAGCTTACACTACTAATCAACAAACCGAACAAGAACTAAGTAAAACTCTTACTGATAAGTATGGTGCAGGAAATCTAAATCCTGAGACCGGTGAGTTCACACCTACTGCAAATAATTAAAAAAAATTGTTGTAGTAGATATCGTTTGGGATTTTTCTATGATACTTATATAGTAAGTATAAATCATACTTTAACTAATTAATTAGGAGAATAACCAATGGCAGAAAGAATTGTAAGTCCAGGTGTATTTACACGAGAAAAGGATTTATCTTTCCTACCACAAGGAATTGCTGAAATTGGTGCGGCAATAATTGGACCGACCGTAAAAGGACCGGCCTTCGTACCAACTCAAGTAACAAGTTTTTCAGAATTTGAAAACATCTTTGGTGGATTAGATACTCGTTTCTATGTACCTTACACCGTCAAGGAGTATATCAAAAATGCTCCAAGTGTCACAATAGTTCGTGTCTTAGGAATTGGTGGATACCAACATTCATCTATTAGATTGAGCCTATCAGGTTCGATTGCAAGTAGTAATGCTGGTGACCTTACCGCAGCCGTATTAAAACCATCAAGAGGTGGTTTAAACCTTGATTTAGGGGGACCAACAAGTGCATCATTAACTGATACACCAGATTTTGTTGGGGCAACCTTAACAATCAATGGAGTATCAAATACAATTTCATTCGATACTGGTTCAGATAACTATATCACAAAAGTATTCGGTACAGACCCACAAACAACAAACACAAATGTGTATGTTTATAAGAACTTTAAGAAGTTCCAAAGTTCAAATGGGTTTGATGCTAATGTTTCTATGAGTATAGTATCTGCATCTACATCAAATGGAGAGGATTTTACTACAGATTATGCGGAAGCAAGTTCACCAACCTTTGTTTCACAGCTTAGTGGTGGAAAAAGAAAATCTTTATTTAAAGTTAAAACTCGTTCACATGGAACAAATGTAAACGATGATTTCAAAATCGCAATCGCAGATTTAATTGCGGCTGGTAATGTACCAGGTAGTGATTATGGTTCATTTGCATTAAGAGTTTTAAGAAACAATCCAGGCGAAAACAATGATGGTGAGGTTCTTGAAGAATTCACTAATCTAAGTTTTGACCCTGACAATGTAAATTACCTACCGAGAGCAATTGGTGATAGAAATGTAACAATAGATTCAAATGGAAAATTAACATACAATGGTGATTATCCAAATAAATCAGTACATATCTACATTAGTGATTACATATCAAACCTTGAGGGTATTGATGAGGCCTTATTACCACATGGATTTGTTGGAGCATCAGTTCCAGTATTAGGTGGTTCGGCAACACCATCCGCAAGTTTTGTAACCTCACAAACAAATACACTTGGTGTGTTTGATTCCAATGTATATTATGGTTGGGATTTCTCAAATGATGATAATAAACAATATTTAGCTCCAATACCTGCAAGTGCTGGTACTGGTAGTAATGTTGTGTTCTCACTTGAGAATATGTTAGGTTCTGATGATGCAACCACTCTTGGTGATACACAAGAATCAACCGCCGCTGAGGCAATTACTCTTGCACTATCCGCTAAGGCACAAAGAAAATTTGTTGCCCCACTTCAAGGTGGATTTGATGGGGATGACCCAACAATATTAAAGGCGACTGGTGAAGATATTTCAGCAACAAACACTATGGGATTCGATTGTAGTGGGGCCAACGCAAGTGGTTCTATTGCATTCAAGAGAGCTATCAACGCAATCAGTAATCCTGATGAGTTCGATATCAATCTATTAGTAACACCTGGTATTATTCATGAATATCATAATTCAGTTACTAATCATGGTGTAAGTAAAGTTGAAGCAAGAGCCGATGCATTTTATATAATGGATGGTTCACGATGGGGTAGAAGTGTCGCAAATGCGTTAAGTGATATCAATACACTTGATACAAATTACGCGGCTACATATTATCCTTGGGTAAAGATACTTGATGAAGTTAAAAATAAACCAAAATGGGTTCCACCATCAGTAGTGATACCTGGTGTGATTAGTTTCACAGATAGTGTAGCACACGAATGGTTCGCACCTGCTGGTTTAAATAGAGGTGGATTAAGTTCTGTTTTAGAAGCTAAAACAAGATTAACTCATACAGAAAGAGATGACTTGTATGAGGGTAGAATTAATCCTATTGCTTCATTTCCAGGTCAAGGTGTTGTGGTGTTTGGACAGAAAACATTACAAGGAAAACCATCTGCACTTGATAGAATCAATGTAAGAAGATTGTTAATTAGACTTCGTAAGTTTATCGCAAGTTCTTCAAGGTTCTTAGTATTTGAACAAAACACTGCCGCAACAAGAAATAGATTCTTAGGAATCGTTAATCCTTTCTTGGCAAGTGTACAATCAAATAGTGGTTTGAGTGCGTTTAAAGTTGTGATGGATGAATCAAACAACACACCAGATGTTGTTGATAGAAATCAGTTAGTAGGACAGATATTTATCCAACCTACAAGAACTGCCGAGTTCATCGTACTTGACTTCGTAATACAACCAACAGGAGCAGCATTTCCTGAATAAGTTTAACTTATAAAGTTACTTATAACAAAAAACCCCCATTCAAATTCGAGTGGGGGTTTTTCTTTTTAGGAGGTCAACTAATGAACATAGAAAAAATTTTGAGAGTTTAACCACCTAACTCACAAGGGTTGTTTCTAATATCGTGAAACCCTACATAACCCATCGGTTCCAAATTTGTAGTCACCGAAAACCCACATCTATTAAGTACCTTTAAAACATTATTTATTCCCTTTTTGTTACACTATAATATACACAATTCTAAAATAAAAGTCAAGTCTTTTTTTAAAATAATTGATTAATTATAAATTCTAAAATAAATATGATTGCGATAGCCTGTGATATTGCAATTACTATTCCTATCCATTCCATATTATCCCCTTTCTATCTTACCAACCATAACATCATTTACTGAATATGGTCTTTCTGAAAATTGAAAATTCTTATTTATTGCTTTTGGTATTTGTGATGATATCACATTGGCAAACCATTGAGCATCTAACTCTTGGTTCTTCATAGCCTTTTCACCATAACCTTGGTCTGGTACATATATCTCAATACAAGCATTTACATAAAATCTTTGGTCTTTAGCCATTGTGTTTGCTCCTTACATATAATACATAATTCTGTAAATTAAAATTGTGGTTATCACCTAAAGTTCTTATTTCATCATAAGTTAAGTAACAACCCTCAACATTTTCATAGATTGTTTCTTCAGTAGGATTGTGTATAAACTCACCTACATTGTTCATATTTAAAAATCCAACTATACACTCTATCATATAGTTATCAAAATTTCTCTGAGCCTCATTCATCTCAGCTTGTTGATTCTCACTCATCATATAATCATAATATTCCATCTTAATTTTCCTTTCCGTAATTCATTTGTAATCTGATGTGATTTAAAAATTCAGTATCTTGCCTATCTTTATAATGATAGTATATATCCATTTGTTGATTGAATAAAAATAACCTCAATCTTTTGATTTGTTTTTCAAAACATATCAGAAAAGGAACAATCCCTTTCCCAATCACATACTTACCAATCATCTTTCTCACTATCATACTATAATATACCAATATTCTATATCAATGTCAAGTCTTTTTTTAACTTTTTTTGTCCGATGGTGGGGATTTGAACCCCACAGCTCCTCAAACAATCTACTCAAGTAATCAGCTGTTTCAATCTCAGAACTCCATTAGACTCAAGAGGTGATTAATCTCTATCAACGCCCTTCAACGGATTGTTGATTATCCACTTTTAAAAGTACTCATCTCAATCAACACCTAAATATACTAAAGAAATACTATACAAGTCAAGTCTTTTTTTAAAAAACTTCAAAAAAACTTCGAAAAAGATAACACTAAAATACATCTTTTTTAAAAAGTAGATATTTATTATCGAAGTAAAAAACGGCAAACTATTAGGAGAAAAAACATGGCCGATATATTGACAACTGATGAAATATTTTTCAAAACATTTGAACCTAAAACTAAAAATAGGTTTATCATGTTTATTGATGGTATCGAAAGTTATTTTGTAAAAACTGCGAACAGACCACAAATTACTTTTGAGGAAATAGAATTAAATCATATTAATGTTAAAAGATATCTTAAAGGTAAAGGTACTTGGGAACCATTAGAGATTACTCTTTATGACCCAATCGTTCCATCAGGTGCTCAGGCAGTTATGGAGTGGGTAAGATTACACCACGAATCAGTAACAGGTCGTGATGGTTACTCTGATTTTTATAAGAAAGAAATTAAGTTTAACCTTTTAGGTCCTGTTGGTGATAAAGTTGAAGAGTGGACACTACATGGTGCGTTTATACAAACTGCTAATTTCAACGATTTAGATTTCGCTAACGGAACTGATGTGGCAGATATATCGTTAACACTTCGTTACGATTTCGCCGTGTTATCATTCTAAGTTAGGAGGAAATATGAGTATGTGGGAAATATTCAAAGATGACAATGATTACAATGAGAAATCAATAATTGGTTTCGGTGCATTTGCAGTGATGGTTATCTTTGCGGGTGCAGATGTTGTTACAGGTATCATGGGTAAAGATTTAGTTATCAATGATGTAGTGTACAATTCATTCCTATTCACCACTTTAGGTTCTTTTGGAATCGCAGGTGCAGAGAAAGTATTCGGAAATAAAAAATAAATTAGATTTTTCTAAAGTTACAACATAGTTATAATATATGGTTTTAATTTCAATTCATAGGAGATAAACATGGCTGAAAATCAGTACGCGTTTCCTACAGAAGAATTATCTTTACCATCAAATGGATTACTATATCCTGAAGATAGTCCTTTGCGTAGTGGAACAATAGAAGTCAAATACATGACAGCAAAAGAAGAAGATATACTTACATCAACAAATTTAATTGAAAAAGGTATAGTGATAGATAAACTAATGGAAAGTGTTATCGCAGACCCTAAAGTTAAATTAGATGATTTATTAGTTGGTGATAAAAACGCGGTGATGTTAGGTACTCGTGTTTTGGGTTATGGTAAGGAATATGAGGTAACAATTACAGACCCTGATACGGGTTTAGAAGTTGATACATCATTTGATTTAACAAAATTGAAAACAAAAAAAGTTGATGAGAAACTTTTCAAAGATGGAAATAAGTTTGATTTCACATTACCAGTTTCGAAAAGAGTTATAAGTTTCAAGTTACTAACTCACAAAGATGAGAGAGAAATAGATAAAGAACTTGAGGGATATAAAAAAATCGAAGCAATCAATGGTATATCAAAAGAACTCACAACAAGATTAAAAAAACAAATCATTGCAGTGGATGGTGAAACGGATAAAAAAATTATCAATGAATTTGTAGATAATCAATTCTTATCTCGTGATACAAGAGCATACAGAGAATATGTTACAAGTATCACACCTGATGTAATATTCGAAACAGAATATATAAGCCAAATAGGAGAGCCCCATAAGGTAGATATACCTATAGGGGTTAGGTTTTTTTGGCCTGAGTCCAGAGTATAAGAAGACACTTCACGAAACCATTTTCGCAATGGTGTATCATAGTAGTGGGTTCTCACACTCTGAACTCTACACTATGCCTGTACATTTAAGAAAGTTCTACGAAAGACAACTCATAGATATTCGTAAAAAAGAAAACGAAGAAGCTCGTCGTAGAAGTTCTAAAAAATAACAAATCTAATATTTATTATTGATTCAAAACATTCAAAATGGAAAACAATATGAAATTTAGATTTAACGAGAAATCCAATAGAATATTTAAAAAGTTACAACAAGAGGGTTTACTCGATAGATTTTGGAAAGATTTAAAAAATCGTGTTAAAAACATATCTGATAAAGATATGGAAAAAGTACTCAAAAAGGGTAACAAACAATACGATAAATTTCTGAAACAAGTCAAGAGAAATCCTGAAGCGGCATTGAAAGCTGTTCTTGCCGACCTTGACTAGTTTACATTCGTATTTAATTAATAAACTCATTAGGAAATTATGGCCTTAACACCAAAAGAAATAGCTGAAGTCGTAAAACTTACGGAACGAAGAGCTCAATTGGAAGCAAAAATCAAAAGTGATGTAGAGGATGCTGCCAAATTAAAGGGTAAAGAATACGAGGATGCAAAAAAATCTATTGCATTGAAAAGAGATGAGTTAAAGTTATTAAATCAACAATCCAAAATAGCAAATGATATAAAAGATGATACTGAGGATTTAATCAAAGCTTCCGATAAACAAAGGTCGTTAACTTATGATATCGAAAAGGCCGAAGAAAAAATTAATCAAAGAAAAGAAGCCGCCAAAGAATTAATAAAAAATAAAAATAAATTTAGTAAAGAAGAATTCAAAACCTTGACTGCAATCAATGCCAAGGAGTTAAAGAAGTTAAAACTTAATACTGATATGGCCAAGGTCAATCAAAAGAATGATGAGATAACTCAGAAACTATTAGGTAACTTGGGAATGGCAGGAACCTCTTTATCTACGATGAAACAACAAGCAGTACTATTCGGTAGGGCTTTATTATCTAATCCAGTAACAATATTATTAGCGGCATTTGCCGTACTTGTGGGATATACGGTCGATATTGTTAAAAATAGTATAAAGTTATCACAAGAACTCGGTGTATCTATAGGACAGGCGGCGAAATTAAATAAAGAAATAGGATTCGTTAGAAGAAAATTTTTAGAATTAGTTGGTGTTGATACTACAAAAATTGCTGGTGAACTTGTAGAGGAATTTGGAAGTTTGAATAAATTGA